TATATGTGTTGGTGGCGGCAACGTGGGCATCGGCACAAGTTCGCCCGCTTGTCCTCTTGATGTTAGAGGAGAATCTGGTGCGAACTTCCTCGGGTACGCGTATCGTCGCTATCTCTCTCTCAGCGGTACCGGAGCGGGTAATGGACACTCCGGAGACACAGTAACTATAAATGCATATCGAGATATACACACGGGAGGGGCTTTGTTAGTAACAAGTGACGCAAGAATAAAAGAAAATATTGAGAATATTGATGATGGGATTTCATTACAGAAAGTAAGAGATATAAGTTGTGTTTGGTATAACTATAAAGATAATTTGACAAGAGGAAATGTAAGAGTCGCCGGATTTTTAGCACAGCAAGTGAAAGAACATTTCCCAGAGGCAGTCGGTATTAAAACTGGATATATTCCAAATGAAATGAGAAATTTGGATGTTTCTTGGAATGGATTAGATATGAGTAGCGATTTACAAGATGTTAGTGGTGTTAAATATAAATTTTATGTTAGTAATGATATAAGTAATAATGAAAAAATGAAAGAAATTGTAGGAAATGAAGATAATTCCTTCACTTTTGATGCTTCTTACAACAATATTTTCTGTTACGGAAAAGAAATAGACGATTTTCATATTTTAGATAAACAAAAATTATTCGCTTTGAATTTCTCAGCCACACAAGAAATAGATAGAAGACAACAAGAAGAAAAAACAAAATTAGAGGCGGCGGAAGCAAAAATAGTAGCATTAGAATCAGAGAATGTGACCTTAAAAGCAAGATTAGATGCGATAGAAGCAAGATTAAATGCGGGTGGTTTATAATTAAATTAATATAGAAACTAATTTAAAACTTAATTAATTTCTATAGATATATGAGTCATAAAAAGAAAAAGAATAATCAAATGCAGAAACCAGATTTGAGTCAATTTAAGAAATTCGTTGGAAAAGGAGATAAGGATTTACCTATTCCTGAACCTGATTTAACAGTCAGGAAAAATATTCTAAATACTTCAGAACATCCACCATCTTGTACAGCAATTATAATTGATAATTTCTATAATAATCCAATGCAAACAAGAATGCAAGTATTACAACAAGATTTTAAAATAAGAGGAAATTATCCTGGACCCCGAACAAAAAGTTTTGCTACTCCGGAATTACGTGATATTATTCAAAGATATGTTCGACCATTTGGAGGAAAAATTACAATGTTTCCTATGGAAAAGCACGATAAAAATTATAACGGGGCTTTTCAGCTTACAACATGTCGTGATAGATCGTGGTTTCATGTAGATAGTTGGAATAATTGGGCAGGAGTTCTTTATTTAACTCCAAATGCTCCTCCAAGTGGTGGAACTGGATTATATAGATTCGAAGATGGAACAAGATTTGATTTTGAACAAAAAATTAGAAATAATGAAGACAAAATTAATAATGCTACAACTGATTTTACGAAATGGGAATTAATTGACCAAGTAGGTAATGTATTTAATAGATTAGTACTTTTTAATGCTCATCATTTTCATACGAGTATGGATTATTTTGGTTCAAATCCCGGAGATGGTAGATTATTCCAAGTATTTTTCTTTTCTACTGAAAGAGAATTTTGTTAAATAATAATTTTTTAATTATATTATTATTTAATTAGTCATTAATAATTTTTTATATTGATTAAAATCAGTATTGTAATCAAATTTTTCTATTTCTTCTATCATAGTTGGAGAGATTTCTATATTATCTTTAACCTCTAATTTTAATACTCCTCTATAATTTTGATGAGTAAATACTTTATGATTTAATTTATCACCTTTATTTTTAAGCAAGTAATATACAAATTTCCATACATCTCCGGTCCAAGGTTCTCTGTATTTCAAAATGCCATTTTCATAAGCGTGTTTAATAGGAATTTTATTTTGTTCTCTTTCATTTATAGGTAATACATCGTCTAAAAATATTAATCCTCCTTTATTTAAACATTTAACTGAATTATTAAAATCTCTTAATACATATTCAGCTTGATGCATACCATCTATGAATATAACATCATACCCTTTATTATTATCTACAAAAAATTCATCGCTTGTTTTTTTTATAATTCGTGGGTCAGGAGTTTTTGGGTCAGGATCTACACCAACTTTATTTTGCATTTGTATATTTTCAAAAGTTTGACCATATTCAACACCTATTTCAAGATAATCCTTAAAATTGTATAATTTTGAAAACTTATTTATAATACTAAATCTGCTATCCAGTTCTCTTTTTTCAGTAGATATAGTTTCTGGATTAGTGTTCAAACTAAATGATAATCCTCCATTATTAATAGGTTCGTGATATTCTTCTACCTCTTTATAATTGGATGATAATCTTCCAATTTCATTAATACTATTACCATTTACTTCGAAAGATATTTCTGGCTCCTCTTCTTTTTCATATTCCCCAATTAATTCATAATTTTCTGTATATTTACAAATCAACTCAAAATATCTTACCATTTCACTATCAGTTGTTCCTTCTGATAATCCAAAACATTTCATTCTATCATATCCTCTCTTTTCTAATTCTTTAATCAAATCTTCACTAGACATTTTATTGGATAATAACATAAAATCATTTCTATTATTTTCATATAATTTTTTTATTTTTTCATTATTTAAACTTTCAATTCCTAATAAACAATATTGTTTATCATAATCAGGATTTGAAACAATACTACATACCTTATGTTCGTAATTTTTTCTTTTCCATATTTGACTCATTTCTTTTTCAATATATTTTTCATTTTCATAAGCATTTTTTTGTTTAAATAAATCATTTACTTTATACATTTCATAAAACATAGGTCTAATCCAATATGGACCTATTCTATTAATTTCATTATTACGAATTAATGAAAAATTATTATTATTGTCATTCATAAACTGAATATATCCAACTTTATGAATTTTTGCCACTTTAGTATGAGACATTGTTCTTAATAATATTTCAAAATCATCGCAAATTGGTAAAAATTCACTATAATTTCCTAACTCAAGTAATACTTTTCTTCTCCACATTCTAGGATGATTTGGTAAACATATTAAATGACTTGTTGTAATATTATTAATACCTGGACAAGAACAAACATCTAACCATTTTCCATCATATTTATGTTTATAATAACAAACATTACCTTTACCTAAATGCTCTCCATAATTAAAGTTTCTCCAATCTTCATATACATTCGCAAAATCTGTAAATACAAAACCTATTTCTTTATCTGATTCAAATACTTTAAAAGCATCTTTTAATAAATAAGGTAAAATTATATCATCGTGGTCTAATTCTAATACATATTTACCTCTACATAAAGAAACTGCTTCATTTTTTACATGTCCTATATTACCACTATTTCCATCTCTATTATATAAACGAATTCTTTTATCTTTTTTAGATAATTCCTTTAAAAATTTAAAATGTTTATCTTCAGGAGAATCATCTAATATTACCCACTCCCAATCTCTTAATTCTTGATTTTTTAAACCATCATAAGCTCTATAAATCTTATCATATGAATTATAACAAGTTGTAAATATTGAAAATTTAGGTCTTACATCTTCTCTATTCATTATAGCATTAAATGTATAACAACAATTTACATTTCTATTAAAATCAGAAATATCATCTATCGACTTTCTATGGAACCATCTATTACGCATTCTATCTACTAATCTTGGCATTATTAAAGGAATATATTCCTTATCTGATTCTCCAAATGTTACTAATATATGATATTTACTAGTATCAAACAAATTATTTAATTTATCTAAGTCATTTTCTCCTATTGTTTCAATAGTGCATTCTAATTTTTCTTTATTTACCTCTAAAAAATTGTCTATATCTTTATATTTTTCTGTTCTTAAAAAATATACAAAAGGATATTTACTCATTTTATAGATATTCTTATAATTTATATTTAAATTATATTTTACTTATAATATTTCTCATAAAATTAAGTTTGTTTAAAAATATTTGGAGAGAATATTACCTTTTTTCTTGTTTTATATTTTATAAATTTTAAATATTAAAAATTATTATGTTTAATAAATTATAATATGAACATTAATTTATTACAAGTATATAATTTTGATAAAAAAATTAGACTTGGTTCTAATTGGGATGGTGGCTATGTTATATGTGATATTAGTGATAATTATGATTGTTATATTTCATGTGGAGTAGCATATGAAGCTAGTTTTGATAGAGATTTTTTAAATAAATATAAAAATATTGGCAAAAATAATAGTTTTGCATTCGATGGAACTATTATTGATTATCCATATCATTTCACTAAGAATATTACATTTATTAAAAAAAATATAAATACTTTTAATGATGATAAAAATACAAATTTATTCGATATTATTGAAAAATATGATAATATATTTTTAAGTTTAGATATTGAAGGTAATGAATATCCTTGGTTATTATCCTTATCTGATAATCAATTAAAAAAATTTAAACAAATTTGCGTTGAATTTCATGGTGTTTGTAATAATTCTTGGTATGATAATTATCAAAACAAAATTAAATGTTTTGAAAAACTAAACAAATTCCATTATATTACACATGCTCACAATAATAATAATGGTGATATTATTAATGGTATTCCAAATGTTTTAGAATTAACATATTTAAATAAAAGTTTATTCAAAGAAAAACCAAAAAATAACAAAATTCCATTACCTATTTGTGGATTAGATTTTTCAAATACACCTTATAGACCGGATTTCCCATTATGTTATTTTCCTTTTACTTATAAAAATTTCTCAACTATTTTCATTGGAAAAAGCGCAACTAACACAAAAATTATTGTATTAAACAAAAAATATAGTGATGATACAAAATTATATTTTATTCATAGTTTCAAAGATACATTTGAATATGAATTTTATGATTATCAATTAAAAATTTCAAGGACTGACGAACATATAGGATGGGGACAAGATTTATTAGCATATGTATAAAAATTGATAGAAAATATATATATGTTTTATATTAATAATAAATATGCCTACTCGTTCTGGAAAAAGATATCTTATTTGGCGACCCGGCGACTTATGTGATTATTGTCCGGGCAATCCAAGGTTTTATTCTCACAAAAACTTTGATTATAAATGTAGCTCATGTTGGGAATATTGTGTAAAAAATGGTATAATGACAAGTAAAGAGTTTGGTGATAAATGTAGGCAATGGGCAAAGGATAATACAGTAGATGAAGATTTGCGAAAATTTATTTTGAAAAATAAAAATATTACAGACCAACATTTATTTAATTTATTGACTGGAATATTACAAAATCCTGGAAAATATATTTCTGCTGAAACTGGTTTAGAACTTTTCAAGGCAAATCCATCGAATAACCGGGGACATATACTTGGTTCATTTATTGCGGATTGGTGGGAGATTAAGTCATCAAAAGTAAGTGAAGATAAAAAGTGGCCTGGATATATGGATTGTTACTATGGATTTTGGAGTAATCCTATTGAATCTTGGTCGGGCATTAATTCTGCATCTATTCCACCAAAAATGCCACGTGGTCCTAAAAACCATTTTATTAATAATAAAATTATTTGTGGAATGAAAAATTTATTTAAATATTAATTAAATAATTTAAAACTTTAATTAATATAAAATATATTGATGAATGAATTAATTCCTTCTTTTTTTGTAGGAATTTCACAAACATTAATAGGTCATCCTTTTGATACAGTTAAAGTTTTAATTCAAAATAATAGAAAATGGTATGGATTACCATTTAAAAATTATTATAGTGGTTGGAAATCTCCTCTTATATCTAGCACTATATTTAATTGTACAGTTTTTCCAATTTTTGAAAAAAGCTTACAATATACAAATAATACTGTATTATCAGGAGCATTATCAGGAATTATTGTAACTCCTCCTGTTTATTTTTTTGATATGTTTAAAATTAAACAACAAATCAATAAACCTGTTGATTTATCAATATTTAAATCATCAAATTATGGATTATCAATGACATTAAATAGAGAAATAATAGCAATGGGCGGTTATTTTGGTTCTTATTATTACTTTAAAGATGAAAAAAAATATAATGTTTTGTTGTCTGGAGGTTTATCAGGATTAGTTAATTGGACTTTAACTTATCCAATAGATGTTATTAGAAATAGACAAATGGCACAAAATATATCTTACAAAAAAGCAATAGAACAGGGAAACTTATGGAAGGGATTTTCTACTTGTGCTACAAGAGCTGTAATTGTAAATTCTTCTAGTTTTTATGTTTATGAATTTTTAAAAAAATATTTACAAGAAAAAGATTAAAAATATATTCTCTCCATTTTATTTTTATGGGAGTTAAAAAATATATAAAAAAAATATAATATCGTTAAGAAATAACAATATTATATTCTTTTACATATTTTTTAAATTATAAATCGCAGATGATTTAATTTTTAATAATCTATTTTAATATACTTATATATATATGAAACTAACTGTTACAAATACAATAAATTTTTCTTTATATGTTCAAATTATAACAGGTATATTAACTCTTTATGGATTATTTATAAATATTCCAGAAAAAGACAAAATATTAATTGATGTTTTAGGTCTAGAAACATTAGTTCAGTTTATTGAAATTGTATTTTATATTTGGATTGCTTATGCTAGTGTAAAATTAACAAAAATGACATCAAGAAGATATATTGATTGGATGATTACAACACCAACAATGCTTATTTCAACAATATTATTTTTAAAATATCAAGAAAAAAAGGAAGAAGAAAAACTAGAAAAAGAACCAATAATGTTTTGGGACTTTTTAAAAAATAATAAAAATCCAATAATATTAATAGTTTTATATAATTTTTTAATGTTAGTATTTGGATATATAGGAGAGGTAAATATAATTTCCAAATATTTATCAACACCAATAGGATTTTATTTTTTCTATAAATCGTTTAAAATAATTTATGATGATTTTGCCAAAAAATCAGAATTAGGAAAAAAATTATTTACATTTTTATTAAGTGTATGGAGTTTATATGGAGTAGCAGCATTAATGCCAATAAATGAAAAAAATATTAGTTATAATTTATTAGATATAGTTTCAAAAAATTTTTATGGATTATTTTTATTTTATAAAATATTAACATTAAGTAATTGAATAATATAAAATTTAATTTAATTTAATATTATTTAAAAATTTACATATTATAATTTTTTAATACATCTTTTATAGATTCTTTTATATGTTTTACATTAGGATATAACGTCTGTAATTTTGTTGTATCTAAATAATTATTACTTCTATCACTATCTAAAATTTTTGACTGTTCTTCTATTGTAAAATTTTTCCATTCAAAATTTGGGTCTATAATTTCTTTATACAATTCTAAAATTTCATTATGACTAATTAAACCTGGATTTGTTAAATTTATCGTTCCTTTTTGTTGTTTTTTCATTAAATCTAACATAATTGGAAGCATTTCTGGTAAAACTGTCATAGAATTTTTTATTGAACAAATCTTCTCATATTTTGTTATTTTAGTAATAAAATTTCTTGGATTATTAATATTTGTTATAGGCATTCTAATTCTTAAATTTAAACAATTATGACTAAATAATAATTTCATTAGTTTATCAGTTGTTCCCTTCATTATAGAATAGTTTGACCCAAAAAAATTTGGATTATCACTTTCCTTAAAACCATTTTTTTCTTCCTCAAATTTATGTTCATTATCATATTTAAATATACAACCTGTCCCTATATAAGTATAATGAACAAATCTATTTTGCTTGCTATAATTATTACAAGCTTGAGCAATTAATAAAGGACCATATAAATTATCATTAATATTTTCTTTTAGTTTTCCTGGTTGTTGTAAATAATCAATAGTTGAAAAATATTTACCATTATGAGTTCCGTGTGTTCTACCAATAAAAGAAATTACATGAGTTGGGGCATAATCTAATAAATCGTTATAAATATCATCATAATTATTAACACGTGTTTTTGATAAAATATGACAAATATTTTCATTTTTTATTATTTCCACAAATTGTTGTCCAATCCATCCATATCCGCCATAAATAAGAATATTCATATCCATTTAATTTATTATATATTGAATATTTTAAGTATATTGTTTTTTAATTCTTCAGGAACCCCAAATTTATTACTATATCTTATAAATTTTGTACAAAATTCATAATTATCTTTTTTAATATTTGGAACATAAAATTGTAAATTATGGTTTGTCATAGCAACATACATTGGTAATGGTTGTTCTGCCATAAATAATTTTTTTAATATTTCATCTGATTCATCCATTTTTTGAACATAATGATTAATTATAAACATTTCTGAATATAATGAATGTTCATAAATATGATTTACTATAAATAATTTATGAGGTTTATCATGTTCTTTCATAGGTCTTAACATTTTATATAATTTATAACCTAATTTAAATTCATTAGTTTCTCTACATTTTTTTATTAATTCATAAAATGCTTCTTGACGTTGGTCATCGTAATTATAAGACCTAAACCACCAATACCAAGCTTTCTCTTCCTCTCCTCTATCATTATACATATTTCCTAATTGATAACAACTCCAATATCTTTCTTGTTCCCAAGTTTTTCCACTATTTGCTGATAATTTATACCATTTCATTGATTCATCCCAGTTTTCTTTTCCTGAAAATCTAAAACATTCACCAGCATAAAAAGCATATCTATATTGTAAAACATCTTTTTTTTCATATGCTTTTTTTAATACAAGAGCATCTTCATAAAATTTATATTGACCTTTTTTATTTCTAGCACTAACTACTACATTTGTTGATACATGATAATCGCCATTTAATGGTCTCTCTACTTTAGGGTCTTTACATCCAATAATTTCATGCATAACTCCAGAATAATACCAATTTAAGTGATTATCTACTAAACACAATCTTTTCCAGGAAACTCCTGTTCCAAACTGTAAGTGATATCCAGAACCTTTTACCAAATGAGATAAATCTATATCTCCAACTATTCTATCATCGGCATCAAACATCAATAAAAAATCTGTTTTATCTTTTGCTAATTTTAATGCCTCTGTTCTATTATGAGCAAAATCAACCCAAGTACAATTATGTAATTCGCCATTTATATTTTTTTCTTTAAAAAAATTTTTAATTAATTCACATGTATTATCACTTGATCCTGTATCACAAATAACCCAATAAGAAAACTTTATTTTTTCTGTCAAATTTTCTAATGTATCAACTATTATATCTGCTTCATCTTTAACTATCATATTTAAGCATATTGTTGGATTTTTCATATAATCTTAATTATTATTCATTTTTTAAATAAAAATATATATTATTAATATAAATATGGCATTTACAAGATATAATTATGATGATTCTAGGACAAAAAAAAAATTACAAGAATCAACTGGACCTGGAAGATATATTATGAATGTTCCAGGTAATGGATCAAATCCATGTTTTTTTAATGACCCTCAAATAAGAATGCAAAAATGGGGAGCTAATTTACATTCAGTCATTAATGGTTCTGCTATTGATATTGATAGTGATTTAAAAGGCACCACAAGAAAACTATCCAAATATTGTAAAAATAAAAATTTTCCTTATAATGGTGTTCCTATATCAAAAAAAAATGAATATCCTAATTGTAAAGATGCTTTAACTGACCAATCTAGAGCTACTCATCCTGCCTGGCAATATAGAGCATTACCACAAAATAGAGAATATCCATTATTTTTTAATCCACAAGAAAATGTTTGTATGAGATTTCATAACAATTTAAATACAAGACTTTTAGAAAGAGATAATTTTGTTCCAAAAATTCCTTGTTTAAATAATTAAATATATATTTCAAGTTTTAAAATATATATTACTTATATATAAATGGCGGAAATTGCTATACCACTTGCTGTATTAGGAGGAATGTATATCATATCAAATAAAAATAATAATGATTCTAAAAAAGAATCATTTAAATCTAAAATAAATAATTATGTTAAACCACCTGATATTAATTATCCTGTTGAATCTAGAGATGACCTTTTAAATGAAACGAATGTTCAAACTTATCAGGGATATAAAAATCAAAATGATAATCTTTATCAACCTACTGGATATAAAAAAGCTTTAGAAAATAATGAAAGTAATATTGGTGAAATTAATTCATTAACAGGCAATACTATTATGGCTTCTGATTTTGAACACAATAATATGGTTCCTTTTTTTGGTTCTAAAATTACACAAAGTAGCACCGATAAAGGATATGAAGGAGTTTTAGACTTATACACTGGTGCTGGAAGTCAACAAAATAAAAAAGAAGGTATTTCTCCCTTATTTAAACCTGAAGCTAATATGAGTCATGTTCACGGAACTCCTGTTTATACTGATCAAATGAGAGAAAGACATAAAGCAAATATTACAAATAAAATGAATAATGTTAAACCATGGAAAGAAATACAAGTTGGACCAGGTTTAGGAAAAGGATTTTCTAGTGAAGGGACTGGTGGATTTAATGCTGGTATGCCACTTAGAGATAAAAATTCCTTACCTAAAACTGTTGATGAATTAAGAGCTTCTACTAATCCTAAAGTTACATATGCTGGACAAGTTTTAGGAGCATATGTTGGTAGCGGTGCTGCAGCTAGTGGTAATGATATGTTACAACACGCAAAAGCTCAAGGAAAACCAATTCAACAACAATTCAAAAATAGACCTGATACTTCATTTGAACACGGTGCTTCCAGATGGTTTACCACTACTGGAGCTGAAAAAGCACAAACTAATAGAAGTAAAGTTATTTTACAACCTGAAAATAGAACTACTACCACTAGAGAATATTTTGGTAATGCTGCTGATAGAGAAGCTGAAGGCACATATCAACCTGGTAAATTTAGACAATCACATAAACAACAATTAGCTTCCGAAAACATTGGCGTCGCTGATAAACAAGGAGCATGGGGAGCAACCAATAAAGATTATGGTAAAACCGGACACGTTTCTAGACCTAATGCTAGAACATTTACTAGTGAAAGAACTAAAATTCTTGGCGCTGGTTCTATTGTAAGTGCATTAACAGCTCCTATTTTAGATTTACTAAGACCTACCAGAAAACAAAATGTTGTTGGTAATATGAGACCTATGGGTAATGTTCAGGGTATTAATGGTAATCATGAAAGACCTGTATTTAATCCTAATGATACTCCAGCTCATACTATTAGAGAACAGACTGAAAACACTAAACATATGCTTATGGGTGGAGGAACTGAAAGTGATGGATACCTTACTGCTAAACCAAGACCTGTTCCACAGAACAGAGATAATACTAGTTACGCATATATTCCAAACGCTGCTGGGGCTCCTGGAACTACTAAACCTAGACCATATGATGCTGAATACAAAAGAAGAACCAATCCAAATAAAGAAATTGTTAGTAAAGTTGATAGATATAATATTGGTAATCAAAGTTTAGGTTCTAGAGTACAAAATATTACTACATATTCTAATACTGCTACAAATCCTTCTCAAATGTATAATAATATGCCAAAAGCTGCTCCTACTATGCAGACTCATGGTCAAATTTCTGGAAAAAACACTAGAGAAAGAGCTATTGATTGTCAAAGAAACAATCCTAATATGGTTGAAGCATTTAACAATAATCCTTATACTCAATCTTTACAAAGTTGGGCTTAAATAATTTTATTTAATATTTAATAAAATTATTTTCTTCTCTTTTTTGTTTTCCTTTTACATTTCTTAGTTTTTCTTTTCCGTTTTCTTCCTCCAAAATAATTGTTTTTTGTGCCGCGGAGTGACATTCTATAATTATTTATATTCGTTAAAATTTTACTTTCTGCATCAATTGGTTTTTGTTTTTTTCTATTTTTACGTAAATTTGTTGCTCTAAGTGTATAATTTGGTGATTTTTTATTCAACTTTTTTGTTTTACTTTTCCCAAATTTTTTTTGGCTCTTTTCTTTTTGAAATGTGTGAGCTGATTTTGGTAATTTAAATTCTTCGCCTCTTTTTTTCTCCTCACGAAGAGCCCTTTTGGCATAATATTCTTTCATAAGAGTCATATATTGATGTGCCTGTCCCTTTGTTAAAGCTTTGCCTGGTCCTCTATAAACTCGTTGATGTCTTCTACGAAATCCTTCCTGTTGTTCTCTTATTTTATCAATAAGTTGTTTTTTCCTTTTTTTATTGTCTTCTTGTCTTTGCTTTTCAATTAATATCGCATAATTTCCATAATACGACATATAAAATATATGTAGAGTTTATTTTTTTCTTTTAGTTCTTTTTTTTGAGTTTTTCTTTCTATTTTTTCTTTTTCTTTTTGTCTTTTTCTTTCTTTTTCCTCCTATCGTCTCCGGCTTCGGCTTCCTTCCAGTTAAACTAGAAATAAACTTTCCAAAACCATTTTTCATTTTTTTGACCTGACGTCTAGCGAGACTCGGCCTCCCCTCAGCAGCAGGAGCATCAGTAGTAGCAGCAGCAGCAGCATCAGGAGAAGTATCAACAGCAGCATCAGCAGTAGTATCAGCAGCAGGTACTACTTTAGTTGGAGAAACAGTAGTCGCGGCGTCCGAGGAGGGTTTTAATTTCAAAATTACCATACCATCAGGCTCATTGCTTGGCTCGAATTTATAAATTTGATTATTTTTCCATATATTACCGGGCACTCTCCTTTTTTTTATATTAAATTCAGTCACAATCGACTTTTCCACAAATTCACCATCAACCTTAAAAGGCTCGAAATCTTTTGTATTCGTCATCGTCTTTGAATTCGTCACATTTGTATCACCTACAACATATATGTTTCCACCCATTCTCTGGCATTTCTGCAGAAAATTTTCCCATTTTTTCGTCTCCCCCTTCTTTCCTACTACGTGATCATTCGCATGAACAATAACAACTTTAGCAACTTCGCTTCCTTCCTTCCTCACACTAAAAATACAATAATCTTCTTTTGTAATATCTTCTTTTGGCTTCTCTCCTGTGGATAGATCATTATTCAATACTTCTTCAACAGCAATTTCATCCCCCATCCAAATTGCTGAATATACTTTTTCATATTTTTCATCTTTATGAACTAAGATATGATTAATTTCTGTACCATCTAACATTTTTCCTTTATCTGAATTTCCGTTATAACCAAATATTAAAGCAGATTCACATAAAAATAATATTCCATTATTTGGAACTGCAGACTCGACGAGAAGCTCAACAGTTGGTGAATCAATAATGTTATTTTCTCCCATTTTTTCACCTTGAATATTTTGGTATAATGAATTTTCAGGTAATTCAAATCCTCCTAAATTTTGTGCGTCCCAAATTTTGTTACTACCCAAGGATTGTAATGCATAATATCTTTTTGAACCTGAAATATCTGTTTCGATTGCGTTAATCATATCGTCTTTAGTTGTCATTCCTGGCGGAAGACCAATTTCAAGTTCAATACGATCCATGAGTGATATTTTATTTTCGTCCTCCTTTCCATATCTTTTCTCTTTCAAAGCAGCTATAAGACCATCTTTAGAGAATTTCGATGCCAAGCTTTTCCATTGATTTTGAATATCTTTTATATCGTTATTTAAATCTTCCGTTCCTTCGTAACCTAAAATGTCTTTAACTATTTTAATAAATTCTTCAGTTAATTTACCTCCATTTTCATTAACGTTTTTCGATAATGTTTTTGCATTCGTTGTTGTATTTTTTTTCATTCCTTTTCCTGGGGCTGAAAGTGCCATTAAATTTCCAACTGTAAAATCTATTCCTTCCATGTTTCCCTTTAATAAAGCATGGTCAAATAACATTTGGGGGATGGGGCGTTGGTGCAAGGGGGTAAAAGCATTAATAACTCCTGAACTCATTATATAATTAATATATATTATAATAATTATACTAAAGTTTTCTAGTCTTTTTTTTTCTTTTATTTTTTTTTTGTTTTTTTTTACGTTTGGTTTTATTTTTTTTAAATAAATTGTAAATAGCTAAACCAGCAAGAACTAATGGTTCGTGATGACCTCCTTTATGTATTTCCTTTTTTGATTTTATAATTTCATCCATAAATTCATCAAACCGTTTTTTATATGACTTACTATTTATAGCCGATACTTCAGATTGTGCTCTATCTAATAAATGTTGTTTGGTTTTAAATAAACTTTCAATAAATTTACTAGTATTATATTTTTGTAATATATCAATTATACCCATATTTAAATTTATTGGAGTTTTTTTAGAAGGACCAGGACCTTTTATATCACAACAAAAGTTTCCTTTACCCCAAGCTTTCCAATCTTTTTCATTTACCTTTTTGTTTCTCATACAAAGTAGTAGTGAGTAATCCATTAAATTATTATCACTTAAAAATTTTGTATCTTTTTTCATTTGTTTTTTAATTTTAATTGCGTTATTAATATAAATTTTTGATTCACCAAAGTTATTATCTTTACCAATTTGGTTTATGGTTTGATTTTTAACTGTTCTTCTTCTATGAGAACCTTTTAAATCAAATATCCATGTGCCAGTATTATATGGATTTAAATTGCGTTGTATTACATAAACAATACGATTTTTTTTATAAATACCATAAAATTTAGGTAATAATGTATTTTTATTTTTATTCATATATTTAGTATATTTATCCATTAATTCTTTTAATGAATGTCTATCACCTTTATTCATTTCTTTTACAAAAAAATATTTTGTTTTAGAAAACCACATTTTCATACCGCTTTTACCACTTCCTACCACAAATGTAGTTTTAGATAATTCTTTTTTATAAAAATCTTCATTTATTCCCCATAATTTTCTTAAATTCTTAAATCTTTTATTGAATTGCGGATATTTTTCAAGTTCTGGAGAAACATCTACAAAATTATTTAAATTCATATATAATTATATTTAGATAATATATATGCCAAATTCCAAAGAAGTTGATGTAAGAAGTTTAGTAAGAAAAAGTGGTATAAGTTTTCCGACTGGAGTAATAAAATTGCCCATAAAACCAGAGAGGAAAAAACTAAAATCCCGAAAAAAAAAATCTAATCGAATAAAACCACCTAGAAAAAGATTATCTATGAGAAATAAAGAAACCTTAAGAGTAAAAAATATGGAAGTGTTGGGAAAAAAAATAGACATAAATAATAATGGTGAAGTTGTTCTAGGTGGTGGAAAAAGAAGAAAACGTAAAAGAAAATGCAGAAGAAAAACAAAAAAAAAGAGAAAGATGAGAAAAAGAAAAACAAAAAGAAGAAGATAAATATTTTTTAAATAATTATAGTTAGAGATAATTTAATTATAATTATTAGATGTCTTTAAATGTTCATGAAAAAATTTATGAGAAATTAGATTATTTTATAAAAGAAAGTAAAATTCCACATATAATATTTTATGGACCATCAGGAAGTGGAAAAAGAACAATACTTAATAATTTTATTCAAAAAATTTATAATAAAGATAAACAAAAAATAAGTCAATACGTAATGTATGTAAATTGTGCTCATAGTAAAGGTATAAGATTTATTAGAGATGATTTAAAATTTTTTGCGAAAACAAATATACACAATAAAAATAATAATTTATTTAAAAGTATAGTGCTTTTTAATGCGGACAAATTAACAATAGATGCTCAATCAGCATTGAGAAGATGTATAGAACAATTTAGCCATACAACACGTTTTTTTATTTTAGTAGAAAATGAAAATAGATTATTAAAACCAATATTATCTCGTTTTTGTAATATTTTCATATGTCGTCCAACAATTAATAATAAAAAAATAAGTTTTCATAAATACAAAAAAAGAAATATAGTAAAACATGATTTTTTATTAAAAAGAAAAAGTTGGTTAGAAAAACAAATAAATAAAAAAAATAATTATAATACATTATTAAAATGTAATGATTTTATAGATAAAATTTATGATAAGGGGTATAATGGTTTAGATTTGTTAGAGATAATAGAAAATGATAAATCAAATAATGAGAAGTATTTATATTTAATTTACTTTGATAAAATAAGAAGTGAATATAGAAATGAGAAATTATTTATATTTGTAATATTAAATTTATATTTTATGCGGAAAAAATTAAATTTAGAAAATATTTTAGAAATGTAAATGGATGATTATAATGTAAATGTTTTATCTGAAGCAAAAAGTGAATATTCTTCACGTTTAGTTACAATAATGACTCCATTAATGTTGGAAGGAATAAAATCAATATTTAATGAAGCAACAAAATTATGTTTAGATAATGATGAAGACGAGAAATATTTAATGACATTTCAAAATTTTTTATCAAGAGTTCCAAAATGGAATGAAAATATTATAGAAGAAGAAACAAAAAGAATTATAAAATCAAGTAGATGCGATTATTTAGAAGATTTATTAACTTGTGTTCATATAACACAGTTAAAGATTTTAACTAGTATAAGAGTATCTCAAAAGCAAAAAAAAATCGATTTAGATATTCCAAAATTATCGACATTTATTCATAAATGTTATATATCATATGCTAGAAAATTATATAGTAATGTTTATTTATTTGAAAAAGATGTATTACCTTTAAATTATCAAAAAAATATGAGAGAAGCAGAGTTAATGTGTCAGGAATCTATTTTAAATGTAATTAGAGAAAATATGCCAGTGGAGAAGATATTAAGAGCTTATATAGATGACACGGTAGATGAAGAAGTAATAGAAGAAACAATAGAAAAAACAGTAGATGAAGCAGTTAAAAGGAAAATGGAAGAAGAAGCAGCAAAAGTAGAAGAAGAAATAACAAAATTAGAAGAAAATGGAGTATCGAAAACTCAAGATACAGTAGAACTAGAAAAACCAGTATTAGATAAACCCAAAGAAAATTTTGAATCAGGAATTATAGATAAAAGTAATAATAACGAAAATATAACAAAAGAACATAATATAAATTTAGTAATAGAAACACCAGTAGTTGAGAAAAAAGAAGAAAATAAAACGGAATTACCAAAAAAAATCCCAGTAGTAAGAGCAGTGCCAGTTGAAGATAAAAAGGATGATATAGTAAATAAGTTAAAATTCAATGATAAAGATTCTGTATTGGATATGGGAACAAATTTATCAAAAGAGATAGAGGCACCAAAAACAGTTGAAAGATTAGAAAAAATAGCAAAAGAAAATAATGAAAGAAGAAAAGCAGAGGAAGCAGAATATGATGATGATTCAGATGAAGAAGATGAAAAAATAAAAATATTTGATGATGCTACAATAAAATTAGATAAAATGGACGTTCATAATTTAGATAAAAAGGTGGATTTAAGACCAGACCCAATATTAGATGATATAGAGGTTTTAGGTTAATGCGTATATTTATATAATTATTAATAAATATTTATATAAATGTCAAGTTTTGTTACAGGTGTAGCAGTAGCTTCAGCATATTTAATTTTTAAGTTCGTAGAAATGAGATTAATATTAAAGGAAAATAAACCATTAAAGGTATTGGTAAGAGATACATTATTAGTATATTTAAGTGTAATATTAGGAAATTTTGTAATGGAACAAATAGGAGGAAATAAGATTATGACAAAAATTCCACAAGTATTTACCAATGACCCAAATTTTTAATTTATAATATTATTAATATAATCTTTTAAATTATATTTAGATTTCCAACCGATTTTTAACATTTTAGTCATATCACCAGAGGATTGGTTTCTATTACCTTTTTGTTCATCAATGAATATATATTTTTTTTTAAACATTTTAGCTACTTCTAATATAGAATATTGTTGTCCAGTTCTAATAACAAATCCATCACCATAATATCCAATGGATGCGTTTAATATACCGTCAATAGTATCGTCAATATGTGTAAAATCTCTAGTTTGTGTTCCAGGTTTAACAATAGTAAGTTTTTTATTATTTTTATATTGATTTTCAAAAATACCAATAACAGTAGCATATTTGCCTTTACTAATTTGTCCACTACCATAAACATTTGAAAAATAAACAATAGTATATTGTAAATTAAACCAATTATTATAGTTTTTAATTAACTCAATATTTTTAGCTTTAGACCATGAATATGGAGAACTATGTTGGTCTTTCATATTATTACCAAAAATAGATGTTGAACCTGAATATATAAGTTTACATTTATTAATTCTACAAAATTCTAAAACTTGATATGTTCCAGTTAAATTATTTTCAAAAACAATATGTGGTTCATTAAAACTAGTAGAAATTCTAGAATATTCGCCAAAATGATAAACTAATTGAAATTTAATTTTTTTTAATTCCAAAATATTATTAATATTGACAGTAGAATTATTAATATAAATAATTCTTTTATCAACAGTTTCATTGTTTTTACTACCTGTTAAATAATTATCTATTGAATAAATTGAAATATTAGTGTATTTATTTAACAAAGTTTTGATTAAGTTAGAACCTATAAAACCACTACCTCCTGTAATTAATATATTCATGTGAGATATATTAATATAAAAATAAGTTAAATTAAACGATATTAAATCATAGATTCCATCTTATCAATATTAATAACTTTTTGTTTTTTAATTTTTTTCTTAGTGGTGATAAATTTACGAAATAAAATATTGTCAAGTTGTTTTTCGGGAGTATGATTATGAACAGTTCTTACAATCATTTTATATAATTTAAATTCAGGATATCTTTCTTCACCATTATTTTTATATAAAATATTTCTACCTTTATCATCTTTGGTCCATTCTATAATTAAATTAGCAATAGGATTTTTATTATTTTTTTGTTCTTTAATATCATCAATAAAATAATCAAATAATGAACAAGCTAAACGACATAAATCAAAACTTTTATTAGGTTCTAATCTAGGTTTTTTTTCATTAAAATAAGGTTCAAAATTATATTGTGTAGCAGCGTCACCTTTTGGATGATAACTATCACTACATATAGTTTTTCCTTTAAATGAATAAATAGCTCTTCCAAAATCAATAATTTTGTATAATTTTCCAAATGTTGGTATTTTGTAATAAATATTATTAAATTTATAATTAATAAATGTTTTATCAGTATTAACATACATAATATTATTTGTATGTAAATCATTATGTGTAAAATTAAAAACTTTTTGATATGTAATTAATATCATAATAACTTGTAATAAACAAGATTTCCATTCTTCATTACTAATAATTTTATCATTTTCCAATAGTGAATCTAAAGTGTCTTCTAACTTTTCTAAACAAATAATTTGAACAGGAAAATTATAAATAGTTGCGTTAATAATTTCATCACTATCTAATGTTGAATAATCAGAGATTTGTGAATTAGTTAAACTTTCAATATATTCATCACTATTAATTTCTTCATCATTTTTATTATCAGTATTAGATGATCTGGATGAACAGGTAGAATTAGTTTTTTTTGCGCTTTTTTCACTATTTTTTTTAGTTTCAATAGAATATTTTTCTTCTAATGAAGAATTATGTATTTTTAAATTTTTACATGTTAATTCTTGAAACATACCTTCAAAAATATCATTATTAATAACATCACATTCTAAATTAATATTATTTGAATTTTTATCTAATTTAATTTTTTTTCTATAATTTCTAGTATCACTATCTAATAATCTATCTTCATCAATATCATCTATTTTAAATAATACATCTTTATTTTTATGAAAAAAATCAGAATCAAATAAATAATCAATATCATCATAAATGTTCATTTTAAATTGATTTTGTATTGAAACAAAAGAACCAAAAAAATGAAATCCATGAATAAATCCACATTGATTAAGTAATTTAGATGATAAATAAGAAAAAAACCCATCAACATAAGCTGAATTATTAATATCTAAAACTTTTTTACAACAGGAATTGGAAGCGATTCTAGGTAATGAGCTTATTTTTTCATTATCAATGTGTTTATATTTACCAACCATAAATTTTACAGGATCTAATAAAGGAGAAAATTTAAAAAATGATTTAAATGATTGTTTACTATTAGTTTTTGAATCCAATACATTAATAAAATATTCATTATTTGAATTTTTTTCTTTAATATTATGAATAGAATATCTATGATTTAGATTTATATTGTTGTAATTATGCTCATCTAATGAAAAAAATCTAGAATATAGAGGATTATAGTTTTGAATATTAGTAAAATCACTTTTTTCTAAATATTTAAATAATTTGTTATTATCATTTTTTTTATAAAAAATTTCAAACATTAACTTTATATATACATTTTTTATTTCATTTAAAGTAATTTTTGCGTAAAAAAATTTAAAAAATAAGTAAAATATTTAATTATAAAGTTATGAATTTAGAATTAAAAAAATTTGACATGAAACAAATAACATTTAAGCCAAATGAAAACAAAGGACCAGTAATAGTTTTAATTGGAAGAAGAGATACGGGTAAGAGTTTCTTAGTAAGAGATTTATTATATTATCATCAGGATATTCCAATAGGAACAGTAATATCTGGAACAGAAGCAGGAAATGGATTTTATGGAAAATTAGTTCCTAAACTGTTTATTCACGATGAATATAATTCAGCAATTATAGAAAATATTTTAAAAAGACAAAAAATAGTAATGAAACAGGTAAAAAAAGAAAAAGAAGCATATGGTAGATGTAATATTGACCCTAGAACATTTGTAATTTTAGATGATTGTTTATATGATAATACTTGGGCAAGAGATAAGTTAATGAGACTTTTATTTATGAATGGAAGACATTGGAAAGTTATGCTTATTATAACTATGCAATATCCTTTAGGAGTGCCACCAAATTTAAGAACAAATATTGACTATACATTTATTTTAAGAGAACCTTATGTCTCAAATAGAAAAAGAATATTTGAAAATTTTGCTGGAATGTTTCCAACATTTGAAAGTTTTTGTCAGGTAATGGACCAATGTACAGAAAATTATGAATGTTTGGTAGTAGCTAATAATGCCAAGTCAAATAAATTAGTGGACCAAATATTTTGGTATAAGGCAAGTGCTCATAGAGATTTTAAATTGGGTTCAAAAGAATTTTGGGAAATGTCAAAAGGATTAGATTCAGATGATGAAGATGGTATGGATTTTGACCCAAATTCAGGGAAAAAAGGTCCAGTCATTAATGTAAAAAAAAGTAAATGGTAATTTAATAATAAAATTTAATATTATTATTAAATAAATTTTTAATTAGTTTTCTTTTCACCAAGTTTTGTATTAGTTCCAGAAAATAATAAGCCTCTATCAATAGCATCTTGAACAGCAGAACCTCTTTTAACATTATCACCTTCAAATAATTCTTTTCTAATATCAGCAGATGTAACTTCCTCTTTTAATCCAAGTGTGCTTTCAATAGTATTATTTACACCAACTAGTTGTCCATCTTTATTAATATTCTGAGTTAATTTATTACCTGATTCTTTTGCTTTTTTCTTATTTTCCTCTATTGCTGCTCTTTTAGCATCAACAACGCGTTTTTCGAACTCTTGTTTAGCAGCGGCTTCATTTTTATTTTTCTCGTTCATTAATTGATTAAGTTCATCTTCCAAATACTCAACTCTTCCTGTTTTATAAGCTTCAGGTTCCCAAGGCATCCACATACCAACAGGTCCTACATAAACATTATGATTTGGGTCAACTTCTCTTAATAATTTACATCTAAGTTCTGCTTCTTCTTGAGTAGAATATGTTCCTCTAATTTTTAATCCTCTAGTAGATGTTTGAAAGTTATATTCTTTATTGAATTCATCATTTAATCTATCTTCATTCGCATCTAGGAAATTCTTGTATTCATCAGGAACATAATTTTCTGTTAGTGTCTCATTTTCATTTTTCATATATTCTTGAAAATCCTTCATAACACTATCAAAATCATACTCATATTTATAAGCAAGAAAATTTAAAAATTGTGTAAATTTTTGAACTGATTTTGAAAATTCATAATGTTTTAGGAACTCTTGGAAAAAAAAATGATTTTTTTGTTTTAAAATATTTTCTGGACTAACAAAACTAACACATACAAATTTTTGTCCAGAGATTGGTTTATCCTCTTCAAGTAAATCAACATATTTAGGATTTACACTACCATCGGAATTTAATCTATGAATACATCCATCTTTTGACATATTATAATATTTTAAAGAGAATCATTTTTAAGTTTTAATTTAATATATATATTTTTTTCTTTTTATTATTTATAAATGCTTCAAAAATTAGCACAGATGATAGATTTAGGCGAACTTGTCCGTAGAGCTGTAAAATATCTTGTTGAAGGTGTTATGGTTGCTCTTGCTGCCTATGCAATCCCTAAGAAATCTCTTAACCTTGATGAAGTAGCACTTATTGCACTTACCGCAGCCGCTACTTTCTCCATCCTTGATACATATGTCCCCGCTATGGCAGTTTCTGCTAGAAGTGGAGCTGGATTCGGAATTGGCGCAAATCTAGTTGGATTTCCCCGTATGTAAATATAATTAATTAATATTTTACCTAATAAAATATTAAATATTTTTATTATTAATTTTTTTTCTTAATGAAATTAACCATTTTGGTATATAACATTCATTCCAACTCCATAATCCATTAGACAACCATATAGTTTTACGTTTCATTGGATTATGTTTTAAACAATAAATAGAATTTTGCCATATCTCCCAATGTATAGGACATACATTTGATGTTTTATTATATTTATTTCCAAAATATTTTCCTTCACCATTTATTTTACAAATACAATTACATATTAAAATATCTAATTCTTGTTTTACATTTTTTATATATTTATAAGCTAAACCTTCAAATTCATAAATTAGAATCCAAATTTCTTTTGGTAAATATATATTTTTCATATATTAACATATTATTTAAATAGTAGGAACAAATTCCCATTGTAATTCTTTACATATTTTTTTCCAAATTTCATCTTGTTCAATTCTTTTAACAGGGTCTTTTAACATAGGAAAAAAAGGTAAAAAAGTTTTTTCATCTAACAATTCACACATTTTATAAAGAACATAATAGTAATTTAAGAAATTTACTCTATCATCAGGACAATGTTTAGCATAAGGTTTTTGTATTTCCATAAATAAATTACATAATTTATCTTCAAGTTCAGGAGACATTATAGGTGGTCTTATACCTAGTTTATCTTTTATAAACGGTATATGCTCATAATATTTATTATAACCTAATTTTTTTAAAATATCTTTAGCTTTTTTATTTGTCATATGTTTTAGCGTAATTCTTTCTTTTTTAATTTGTTCTTTAATATCAATAATAACTTGTTCGGGTATTTGAGTAGTTTCTTTAGCTTGAAATTGAGCCAAAATTTCACGAAAATGATTAATTCTTTTATAAGCATAAAAACAAACTTCTTTAGGAGGTTCTTTATATGATGGTTTTTCATGTTCGACTAAAAATTGTTTTTGTCTTCCACAACCATTACAAATAACTAAACCCTTATAATCAACTTGTATCCATTCTCCTGAACATTTATCACATAACTCATAATTAACTATATAATTATTAATATTTAAATGTTGTTCATCAATATTTGTGAAATATTTATTTATATTATTATTTTCATCTGTATTTTTATTTATATTATTATTTGATTTATTTTTATTAAAAAAAGAATATAAGATTTTTTTCTTATTAATATCAATTCCTTCAGATGTTTTTTTCTTTTTTTCAAAATAATCAAAAATAATTTCTGAATTTTCTAATAAATAATCATCTTTTTTTTGTTTTAAACTAGATATTTTTTTTTTAATTTCAATTATTTCATCTTTTATATTTAATATTTCTTCAATATTAGTTGTTTTTTTTAATTTTTTTTTCAGTGATTTCTTTTTTTTATTTAATTCTGGAATTGTTTTTTCATTAATTATATTAAATTCTTTCATTTTTTCATTATGTTTATTATCTAGAGTAATAGTAGATTTTTTATTCACTTTAATTTTTTTTTTTGCCTTTGGTTTAAAATTAGGCATAATTATATATTTATAATATATTTATTCTTTATTTTAAAATAAAAAAAAATGTTTATCCGTAATAATCAAAGTTAAGTTTTCTTAAAAAGATATATATGGATGTAGATATAAATATTAATAAAAATAATATGAAAATAGATTGTATATTACTACAGAAAATGATATTTATTCATAATGCTTTAGATAAAGGTTGGACAGTCAAAAAAAAACAAAATGCTTATATATTTACTAAAAACCATGAAGGTAAGAAAGAAGTATTTTTAGACACATATCTCAAACGATTTATGATGGAAAATTTAGATATAAACAAAATAAAATAATATTATAAATTAATTTATTAATTAATTAATTTATGAAAATTTTTTTTTCTTTAGCAATATTATAACCATGGGTGGTGGATTAATGCAACTCGTAGCTTACGGCGCACAAGACGTCTATCTTACAGGTAACCCTCAGATTACTTTCTGGAAGGTGACCTACCGCAGACACACTAACTTTGCTATGGAATCAATTGAGCAGACTTTTAACGGACAGGCCGATTTCGGACGCCGTGTCCAGTGCACTGTCTCCAGAAATGGTGACCTTGCCTACAGAACATACCTTCAAGTTACACTCCCAGAGATTAACCAGGCTGACAATGGCACAGCAGGCAACTACGCCCGCTGGCTTGACTGCCCTGGAGAGCAGATGATCTCTATGGTTGAGGTTGAGATTGGTGGTCAGCGCATCGACCGTCAGTATGGTGACTGGATGCACATCTGGAACCAGCTTACACTCACCAGTGAGCAGGAGGCCGGATACCACAAGATGGTCGGTCAGACATCCCAGCTTACCTACCTTACCGACCCCGCTTTTGCTAATGTAGCAACTGCTTGCGGTGCCGCCGCTGTCCCTGAGGCAGTCTGCGCCCCTCGCCAGGCTCTTCCTGAGACCACACTTTACGTCCCTCTTCAGTTCTGGTTCTGCCGCAACCCCGGACTTGCTCTTCCTCTTATTGCCCTCCAATACCACGAGGTCAAGATTAACATCGAGCTCCGTCCTCTTGATGAGTGCCTTTTCGCCGTCAAGCGCCTCGATGACTCTGGCTCTGGCTCCCAGAAGACCACTAACTCTTACGCCAAGTCTCTCGTAGCCGCTTCTCTCTACGTCGATTACGTCTTCCTTGACACCGACGAGCGCAGACGCATGGCACAGAACCCCCACGAGTACCTCATCGAGCAGCTTCAGTTCACTGGTGATGAGTCCATCGGTTCTTCCTCCAACAAGATTAAGCTCAACTTCAATCATCCTTGTAAGGAGCTTGTCTGGGTTGTCCAGCCTGATATGCACGTCGCCTACTGTGACTCTTTCATCAGTGGAAAGATGATGCACAAGGCACTTGGAGCTCAGCCTTTCAACTACACCGACGCTGTTGATGCCCTTCCCAACTCCGTCCTCGCCTTCGGCTCTCTTACACAGACCAAGGACACCATCAACTCTGATGGTCTTTTCAATGATGCTCATGTCTTTGATGTATCTGGAGGTCAGGTCGCCACTGACGCTGGCGTCGCAGGAACTGTAGACCAGCGCGGACGTAATGTCCCCTCTACCGGCGGTGACGGAAACGGTGTCTCTGATGCCGGCGTCTTCGTCCTTGCCGAGACTGCCCTCAACATGCACTGCTGGGGAGAGAACCCTGTTGTAACCGCCAAGCTTCAGCTTAACGGTCAGGACCGATTCTCTGAGCGCGAAGGAACTTACTTCGACCTCGTTCAGCCTTACCAGCACCACACACGCAACCCCGACACTGGTATTAACGTCTTCTCTTTCGCACTTCGCCCTGAGGAGCACCAGCCATCTGGAACTTGCAACTTCTCCCGCATTGACAACGCCACTCTTCAGCTTGTTGTCTCTGCCGCCGCCATCGGTGGAACACAGACCGCCAAGGTCCGTGTCTATGCCACTAACTACAATGTCCTTCGTGTCATGAGTGGTATGGGAGGGCTTGCATATAGTAATTAAGTTAATTTTTGTCACCATTTATGGTCTCAAATTTTTAAAATAATTTTACTAATCATATAATTTCAAATTTAAATTTTATGATTATTTTTACAAGGAAAAATTGAAATAAAATCAATACATAATAATTAATTATAAATGGATTTTTACGAACTATCTTGTACAAACGCCATTACAAAAGTTTCCCTATGTGATAAAGAATATATAAATAGCTTTAAAGGAACATGGTATTTATGGAAACACGGAGGATATATTAGAATATGGTATAATGGCAGACACAGATTTTTTCACGACCTTATTATGAGAAGAATGGAAGATAAACCCGGTGATAACTATTCTGTAGACCATATTAACCAAAATAAATTAGATAATAGAAGAGAAAATTTGCGTTGGGCTACTCAATCACAGCAAAATAGAAATAGGGGCAAGAAAAACAGAAGCAAAATAGCTCGTCCATTACCAGATGGACTAACCCAGGATATGATGCCAAAATATGTTAATTACAATAAGGAATGTTATAATAAAGAAAAAAACTTGTGGAGGGAGTTTTTTAGAATTGAAAAACACCCAAAATTAACTAAAAAATGTATTTCAAGTTCTAAATCTTCAAAACTAACTATTTTAGAAAAATTAGACGATATTAAGGAAAAATTAAATATTTTAAATAATTTATAAAATAAATTGAATTATTATTAATTTTAATTTTATTAGTTAAATATGATTCTTATAACATTTAAGAATTTCCAATTCATTATAGGAAAAAATCAAGAGGAAAATCAACAAATTATAGATGAATCTCAACCTGATGATTATTGGTTACATTTATCTAATTTTTCTTCGCCTCATTTAATTATAAAAAATCCAAATAATATTAAAATTAATAATAAAATCTTAAAACAAGCAGCTTATCAACTTAAAATTCATTCTAATAGTAAATGTCGTAAAATTAACAATCTTTCTGTAGATATTACCAAAATTAAACATTTACACAATACTGATACTAACGGAACTGTTATTGTAACACAAATCTTAAAAAATATATTTGTTTAATTTATTTCACTACTTATATTATATGAAAGACTTTTTACTATTTGCGTTAAATGGTGGAGGATGGGCTTTAAAACCAATTTTAGAAAAAGGAGCTGTTGATAAATTAGGTCATTATTATTTTACATTTTTAAGATATTTAATAAGTGGTATTATTGCTATTCCATTTTTAATTCAACACTATTATTTTAATGGATTTCCAAAAAAATATAAAAAAAATAGTAAATTATTTTTTAAAGATGTTGTTGTTTGGGGTGGCATTGTTAGTGTTATTGCTATGTTAGCAATTATGGCTAATTACTATCTTTTAGAAAAATATGATGCCTCATTTGTTACTCCTATTGCTGAATCAGCATTACTTATATTTAATGCTATTTTCTCTGTTGTTTTACTAGGTGAAAAAGTTACTACAGATATGATGACTGGTGTCGGATTAATTATCGCAGGTATTATGTTTATTTACAGGAAACAAATGAAACTTTTTTAGATTTATGCCACCATTCATTTATAAATTTAATATAATCAATACAAACATCTTTATTTTTATCAGGATGATATTTTTTTACTAAATTATCACGGCCCTTTTTTGTTGTATGATTCATCCAATTAATAATATCCATAGGAATACTATTAATATTTGAATACTTTAATAATATTTCGTTTAATTTTTCTTTCGCTTCTTTCGATTCTTTCTTTTTTTTTCGCTTTTCTTCTGCCTGTCTTCTTTGTTTTTTATATTTTTCTTTTTCATATTTAAGCTCCTCTTCTTTTTTTTTGATAAATTCTTCCCATTTATCATCTTTTTTCACAGATTTTTTTTTTCGAAATTTTTTTTGTTTGTTTTTTTTTACATTCTGATTTTTAAATTTCTTTTTCTCAGGTTTAGGTTTAGAACTTTTTTTTTTTCCTTCATATATTAATAATTTTTCCTCTAATTCTAATAATTCATTTTCTAATTCTGGACTAGGATTTTTTTTATATCTTTCTTTTATTCTTCTTATTTTCTTTTTAATTTTTCTTTTTGGATTACTAGTTACTTTTACATCATCATCATCATCATCATCTGTTTCATAGTCTAGCCAAGAAAAGTTCATTTTTGTATTTCTAACTTACAATTAGTCACCATAAGATTACATTCAATTTTCTTACTTACTCAAATGATATTTTAAACTATTTAAATAAATACCTACTATTCATATTATATTATGCAGATTTTTGTTAAGACACTCACTGGAAAAACTATCACTTTAGATGTTGAACCTTCTGATACTATTGAAAATGTTAAATCTAAGATTCAGGATAAAGAAGGCATCCCTCCTGACCAACAACGCTTAATTTTCGCTGGCAAGCAACTTGAAGACGGTAGAACTCTTTCAGATTACAACATCCAAAAAGAAGCAACGCTTCATTTAGTTCTTAGGCTACGATAAAGTAAATTAGTTTAAATTTTTTTAGTTTAGTATAATTTATTATATATGGAAAATAAATCTATAATAAATAAAAATCTATGTAATAAAAATACACAAAAATGTCATTTTCCTTATTCAAAAAATCCTAGAGATCCTATTTATGAATGTTGTAAAAGTCATTTATTCGAGTTACTATCTTATATAATTAGTGTATTCGAATTGTATAATATTGAATATTTTTTAGATTATGGTTCTCTTTTAGGATGTGTTAGAAACAATAGCTTTATTCCTTGGGATGATGATATAGATATAGCAGTTATTGATAATGGTGACAATAGTGAATTAATTGAAAAAGCTATGATTCATATTCTCAATAATGATAAAAATTATCATTGTATGAAAAATGATAATCCGTCTTTAATTTCCTACTGGTATAGACT